TGAGCTAACAGCGCCTGCCGCACCGCCACCGCGCCGACCAAATTTCAGCGCGCTTGGCGAAGAAGAGCGTTTGGAAGCAGAGAGTGCACAAGATCGAGTGGAGCACGACCAGAAACTTGAGGACCACAGAAGAACAGCCGCAATTCTTACCTCTGCAGCCACAGCATTCTTGCCAGATGAGGACGGTGTACTGCAAAGAATGCTTGCCAAGGCAAATGGCACGTTCAGCCTTTTCCAAAATGTTGGCAAAAGATCAAAGCGGGGTGAAGCTGCTGGAGAATGCACTGAATGCAAGCAAACAAAGGAGATTCAAGAAAACGGGATTTGCGATGATTGTAACAATGACCTGATGAGACAAAAATTTGTCGAAAAGTGGCAACAAAGTCAACTGCAGCAAGCTGTGTCACCGCTTGTACACACCATTCCTCCGCTGGATGTTGAGGATGAGGCGCCTGAAGAGCCCGCTATTCAACGATTTCGACTTTTGCCGGCTGGAAGCCGGCGATGGGCAGAGCCCAATTTTTTCTACTACGGCGAAGGTTTGCAGGCACCTGCGTTCGGCATCGATTGTGCGGGTTCCATTCGACAGTACCCCCGTGAGGTTTCGCAACTATGCAAAGTTTGCGGAGTACCTGGCTGTGCTGGAATCGGTCTGGAGAAGTCAAGCTGGCGATACAAGTTTAACAGAGCATGTGGAATTGCTCGTAGCTGGCTTTATGACCGAAGAGCAGCAGGCAACGCTGACAAATTTACGGAGCTTGTGGCTGGAGCACGAAAGACTTGGAAGAGACCTGACCGTGTCTTCATCATTGTCAGAGCGCGAAGAATCAAAAACCAGCTCAGGCTTCTGTTTATTAGAATCTGTAGGAGTGACAGAAAGAAAGTCGGATTCGCTGCCGCTGCCATCGGTGCTGTCGCACTTGGAGCAGTTATCTGGTCTCGTGGAAGGCCTCAGGATGTTGCAGCTGCAAGAGCTTCAGTGGCCTACTACACAAGAAAAGCAGCACATGCAGCTGGAAAGCACAACGTTACTCGACATCCAGAGTGCCCAGCCTGCAAAGGCGTTGAGCAGGCCATTGCTCATGCCAGTGCCTTTTACCAACCCGTTATTGACAAATCAAGAGCAATTGAACAAGCAGTTGAGCATGCAAGAGCTGTTTACCAACCGTTTATTGAACAAACACAAACAACTCAGCAAGTGGAAGCCACGAAAGAGTCACAACCAAATTTCACCACCGGACTACGAGTTGGTGAACCAGCAGAAATTGGTGGCCGGCTTGTGTCTGGGTCCGTTGTGCCCGAAGCTGAGCGAAAACGAGAAACAAATGGTGAAAGCAAGCAAGGCGCGCAACAAGCGGAATCGGTGGTTGCCGGAGCAGCGCTTGCGATATCAGCGGCACAAGTTGCGGCTACAGCGGTGGGCGCAGTCCGCACTGCAGCAGCAACCGTTGCAGCGCAAGAAATCCCTCCAGCAGTCAAAGAGCTAACTCTGCAAATGCAAGCGCTTACACTCAACCACGCCAAAATTTTGGAGCAAAATGCTACGCTTCTCTCTGCTGTTGAGCAGCTGCAACAAAGGTTGTTGCAGTCGGAAAAAGACCGCTCAGAGGCGCGCAAACGAAC